AGAAAGTGTCATGGGGGAATTAATTTTTTTTTTTTATTTTTTTTTGTTTTTTTATTTATTTATTTAATTTTTATTATTTATTTTTTTTTTTTTTTTTAATTTAACCTTTCGTTACTTTGTTACCAACGTAACCAATATTTTCACCATATATTTTTACGGACTTCGCTGGGGGATATTCTCCGACCCCCTGACCCCCTTTCGGCCTATGTAAATATGGGTGTGTAAATCTTGGTAACATTGGTAACGTTAGTTACGTTTATCCTCGCCCCAGTAACCACGTGGCTTACAGCGCATTTCTTTTTGTAACTTTTTCAAAACCACCAAGTTACGTTGGTAACAATACCCACACTTAGGACAAACAAGTTTTGGTAGGTTGACTTAAGGTTTGGATATTGGGATAATATACACAGTTCGAGGCAATACCGCGTCGAACACAGCAGAACAAAGCTGCGGACACGTGTCCGCAAACAAACGCAACATTAACGGAGCAACACAGTATGAGAAAGATTGTTATCAACGCGTGTTTTGGCGGCTTCGGGCTTTCCGAAAAAGCAGTATCTGTACTAGGCGAAAACTACTTCGGAGAATGGGAAATCCAACGTGACGACCCCGAGTTAGTCCGCGTGGTGGAGGCTTTGGGTGCGGAGGCTAACGGCAAGTACGCGGAGCTAAAAGTAATTCAGATACCCGACGATGTGGATTGGGAAATTAACGATTATGACGGCGTTGAACACGTTGCTGAAAAACACAGAACTTGGAGGTAACAGCATGAAGATCAAAGACGCAATTGAACGCGAGCGCGAGATCGAAGAGATGGAGAAAGACCATTGTTTAGAGTGCGGTGTCGAGGTGTTCGACGGTGGGTCTTGGGGGTACTGCGTGCTGTGTGGTAATGCAGCATGGGGCAAACTTTTTGGTGGTAAATCCAAAACCCTAAACCGAACTCCAAACCACGCGGTAGGTGAGGTATACAAACCCGCTGCGCTAAACACCCATGATCCAGACAATCAGTACCAATGGGCTGACGAGAACCTACCTTGGTGGGCGTGGCCGCTGCGCCTACTCGGAGGCTTGGGGTTTATCGCAGGCATTTACTGCCTAGTCTTTTTGGGGATGCTGCTATGAGAGGAGTTATTTGTGTGGAGCGCAGCGTGCGCGGCGTGATCGAGTGGCTACCTTTAGCCGACCAACATCATTACAGGGAGTGGCAAGGCTGCTTCTCATTACTGGGAGACCAAGCATGAAAGATACCAACGATGCGCAAACCGTTGACTGGGTAGACGAGTCAAACGAACACAATACCAAAAAAGCTGCGGACACGTGTCCGCAAGTGTTAATCGCACCACCTGTTAACGCTGCGTTGCACGCAGCACTGAGTACCATGATCGACCGCACACTAACTGACATTCTTAACAACAAGGAGCAATAACCATGAACCAAGTAATCCCAATGCACACAAACCCAGCAACACAAACCGAGTTACCTGAACTCGTTACACCAACCATATCATCCTCCGCCATGCGGGTGGGGCTATCAATCAGCGCGCCGACCATGCGTAAGCAGGACAAGCGTGCGACTAGCCAAGTTATCTCACACAACAATGCACGCAAAGGTGCGGCGAACGTGACTAAGAAGCTAGTGAAATCTACCGCGCACGAGGACATGGCACGACTCATTGCCCGCATCCGTGCATACCACAGAGACCACACTGTGCCTTGGGGTGATCTCGGCGACAGGCTAGTGGCTAACGGTATTTTGATTGACTACAAGAATGCTATGAACCAACTCGAAGACGAGTTCTGGGACTTAGCCCAACAAATCCTAAACGAGTACCCAAAGGATGTAGCACAAGCGCAGTTGTCACTGGGTGATTTGTTCAACGAGAACGAGTACCCAAGTGTCGAAACGTTACGCCGCAAGTTCAAGTTCTCGCTAGCCTTCGAGACAGTGCCCGAGGTAGGTGACATACGGGTAGACGTGGGCAACCAAGCCGCGAACGAGATGCGTGAGCAGTACAAACAAGTTCTAGCAGACCGCATCAACACCGTGAAGCAAGACCTAGCCGAGCGTTTGCTCGAACCGCTACAACGCATGAGCAAGGGGCTGGACTACCACGAGGGCGAGAAGCCTACAGGGTTCAGAGATACGCTAGTGTCTAACGTGCTGTCTATTGTAGACCTGATGCGCACATGCAATCTGTCCAACGACGCGCATATCACTGGCATACAGAAACAGCTACGTGCAACGCTGACAGGCGTCACGCCTGATGGACTGCGCCGAGACCCTAACCTGCGAGCCAAGACCAAGCAGGAAGTGGACTCAATCATCAAAACACTACCGTCACTGGGCTTCTAGCCCAGTTGACTTAACTCAACCAAACCTTATAATAACCACAGTAACAGCAACAAACAGCACGACATCAACTAACCATGCGGACACGTGTCCGCAACAACGGAGCAATAAGCATGAACGCAACTACAGCAAGCAACATCTACGCACTGGGCATCAACCAAACAGCCCACCTGATCGGCACCATCGGGCAAGACATAACGGTAGTAGTGCAGGGCAACATGGGCACAGGCAAGTCCTCGATCATCAACATCCTCGCTGAACGTTTTCCAAACCACAAACCTGTTTACCTAGACTGCACAACGCTGACTGACTCAGCCGACATGTTCATGGTCAAGTATTCCGAGGACGGTAAGACATTCAAGACTGTGCCGCTCGAAGACCTCGGCCTACACCTGCCAGACCAACCCATCATCCTCATGCTAGACGAGATCGGTAAGTGTAACCGCTCAGTAATCCTAGCCTGTAACCGCATCATGCTCGAACGTAAGCACAGCGGGTATGAGCTGCACCCTGACAGTATTGTGTTCGCTACAACTAACCTAGGTGCGGAGGGTCTAGGCGACCTGCTACCTGCACACACTCGTAACCGCATCACCGTAGTGACCATGCGCAACCCCGACAACATGGAGTTCATCGAGGACTTCGGCATCAACAATGACCTCGACCCTGCACTACTTGGTTTCTGTAAAGAGAAGCCCGAGCTATTCCACAGCTTCGAGCAGTACGAGAACCCAGACGAGAACCCTTACATACCTCATCCACGCAGCAACCGTGTTGCCTTTACTACCCCACGCTCACTGCACAGGGCTAGTGACATACTCAAAATGCGTGACTTACTAGACGACACACAGCTTACCGCTGCCTTGATAGGTACGATAGGTGAACGTGCTGCGCTAGACCTAGCTGCCTTTATATCTCTAGCCGACAAGCTACCAACCCGCGAACAGATAGAGACCGACCCGATGAATGCGCCTGTACCTGACAGCCCTGCCGCTGTTTGCATGGTGGTGTATCGAGCACTGGCAACTATCGAGCGCAAGTGGGTAGACCCTTGGCTGACTTACATGAACAGGTTATCCAAGGAAGCACAGGGCTTGTTCGTTAACGGAGTGCGTGCACCCAAGTACAGCCGACGTGACTACGTGGTGCAGAACAAGGGCTTCCAAGACTGGTGCTTGGCTAACAACTATATGTTCAGTGCTGACAAGTAAGGAGACAAATCATGCTAGCAATCAACACGCAACTCACAGCCGAACAGCGGCTATCTAAAAACATCACAGCGATCATGGGGCACGAGAGATACATAGCCCTCGCACCTGTAATGATGATTGGTATTAGTGCTATCAAGGACGACTGCCCTACTGCCTACACTAATGGACGCGATGAATACTACGGACGTGTGTTTGTCGGTGACCTGACTGACCCTGAGTTCCGTGGGCTTATCCTACATGAGAACTACCACAAGCTGTTGAGACACTTGATTACGTGGGCGTGGATGTTTAAGGAGAACCCTAAGCTAGCCAACATGGCGTGCGACTATGTAATCAACCTGATTATCTATCTTGAGAACCGCGATGGCTTTGCAGTCTTACCCAAGGGCGCACTACTCGATGAGCGATTTGCCAACATGAGTGCGGCGCAGGTCTACAAGATACTGAAACAAGAACAGGAAGATAACCCAGACGATGGCGACCAAGGTGAGGGTGAAGGTAACGGTGCAGGGCTAGACGAGCACGACTGGGAAGGTGCGCAGGAGATGGACGCGGACGAGCAGCGTGAGCTAGCACAAGAGATCGACCAAGCCATACGCCAAGGTGCGCTGACCGCAGGTAAGGTAGGTAGTGGAGGCAACCGAGCAATCGACCAACTGCTACAACCCGAGGTTAACTGGCGCGAGGTGCTGCGTGAGTTCATTACAGAAACATGTAGGGGTAACGACGACAGCACATGGAGACAGCCTAGCCGACGACATCTAGCGATGGGGGTGCTTCGACCTAGTGGTATTACCGAGCGAGTGGGCGAGCTAGTCATTGCCATCGACACGTCGGGAAGTATTGGACAGCACGAGCTAACCAAGTGCCTGAGTGAGATCAAGGGTGTCTGCGATACAGTGAAGCCCGAATCCGTTCGCATACTGTACTGGGATACCAAGGTGTGTAGTGACGAGGTGTACGGTGATGTGCCCGGCGCTTGTGGCTCTCTCGAACAACTTACACAAACAACTAAACCCAAGGGTGGTGGAGGCACTAACGTGCAGTGTGTGCCTGACTATATTCAAAAGAACAACATCAATGCACAGGCAGTAATCGTGCTGACTGATGGCTATCTAGGTGGTGACTGGGGTGTTTGGACTATGCCCCTGCTGTGGGGAATCCTAGATAACAAGAGTGCCAAGCCCACAACCGGTAAGACATTACACATCAACCTATAACTAACAGGAGCTACAAGCATGAGAGATTTACACGATATAAAAACACACTTTGGTTTTGGCAACGTAAGTCAACGCTACAACTACAGCTCGTACGAAGAATACCCCGAGCTAGCTGACCTACGCAAACGTGTTAAGCGCAAGTACTCGTTTGCTACGTTTGCTCGGCCTGCTGGTGACACGCTAGCAATAAAACTAACTCAAGCCAGTCTGTGTTGGGACGTAATTGTACGCTATGTAAGGGGATGTGGCGGGTATGTAGTTAGGACTGCAAGCACGCACCGCGAACGCTCGATAAGCTATGACGACGCGCAGCAATATGGTATTTCTGGCGCTGACGATCTTGCAAGTATAAGTATGACCCAGAACGTCAGTCGTGTGATGAAACTAATCTACGATACGCGCAGCGTAACAACCGAGCTAGTGTTAAAGAGAAGTTTAGACCGAACCGTAGACCCCTTCAAAAGAGGGTTGAAGCACGCGCAAGATAAATTAACTGCGTTAAAGCGTGAGATGTTTCATGGGTTCGACTTATCCTCGCGCGATGACGCTTTATTGGAGTACTGCCTAGCGGGTATAGAAAAGCGAGCGGTGCGTGCTGATATACAACATAACATAGAGAAAGTGGCGCGCGAGTACGTAAAGAAGAAAGCAGACTTAGGTGAATCTGTTACTGCTAGTGAAGGATTGCAGGTGCTCTCTTTATATAAATTACAGGACGACTACAGGGTGTTCTACCACTACGAAGGCACCCATGAAGGGGACATGGTACGCAACAATCATGTGAATGACGCGAACAAGTTACCCCAAGAAGTTCTCAGTAAGCTCGCAGTGCTGCAAGCTACAGGCACAGATGCGATGGAATCGGATAGGTACGGTAGGTGTAACGTACTTAATGGTATTGGATCGACAAGCCAGACTGAAGGGCTTGGGTTTGTTGAAGATATGATGTGTGTCTACGTTACTCCTGAGACTATGGCCGAGGTAGAAGCTCTTGCCAGATACTAAACTAACTCCAGACAATAGTACCTACAGAGTCGAGTTCGTTGGGGGTATAGCTAAGGTGCAGTGTTTTGGTATACCTATCAAACCATGCGCTATGTTTGAAAAAGAAGCACTGGTGCCCGTATCTGCACTGCCTGACTGGATAACAAGACGCGTTGCAGTGTTGTGCACCATGTCTTACGAGCCGCCTACCGAGTACGTAGTCAATATCGGTAGGCGGTTAGATAAATATGTTTACTGGATATTCTACGAGGGAGACGCCCGCGATGGCTATGACGCCTGAGAAAAAAGTAAAGGATAATGTAGTAAAACAGCTTAAACAACTTGGAAAGCATGTGTATTATTTCTTTCCGGCAACAGGTGGCTACGGACGTAGTGGCGTGCCCGACATAGTTGGATGTTTTAACGGTAAGTTTTTTGCTATCGAATGCAAAGCAGGTAAGAACACCACGACCGCTTTGCAAGAGAAAGAACTTGCTGCTATCACCGCCGCCAATGGAGCGGCATGGGTAGTTAACGAAGAGAACGTAGATGCAGTTATACCTATGTTCAGAAAATTTCTATAACGCAACGAGGTAATGATGATGATGCCTGACAAAACAATCGAAGAGTTAAAAAGAGAACTGACCAACGCCAAGGCTATGGTTAGTTACCACAAGAACAAACACAAGCCTAAAAAGAGTAGGAAGGGGGAGTCTCCTCGGGCAAAACAAAACCGGTTAAGGGCCAATATAGATTGGAACGACGCCAAGCACGCTATGGTTAAAGTAATATCCGTACTCACCACTGATAGTGAAGAGGAAGCCAACGCCGAAGCGGTTACGATTTCTGCACTTAGTATAGAAGAAATCAGAGAATTAGCTAAGGGGCATGAGGATAAAGTAGCAGAAGAAATTGCTGTACGTAGAAAAGAAAGGGCAGAGAGACTTGCTAAAGAGCAGCGACAAGCACAAGTAATTGCAAAAGCAGAGGACGTTACTGAGGTGCCCAACGACCCTCCTCCAACCGTGCCTAAGCAACCCTCCAAGTCTATGGTGGACAACTTAGAGAAAGCACAAAAGATAGCTAGTAAACGGCTAGGCTTTAGTATAACTAAAGAGCAAACCCTAGAGCATGTACTGTCTATGTTTTTACAAAACGATAAATAGAGTCGGAAGTATTCGACCGTATCCCAGTGGCCGGTGGATAGGTGTCATGCCCAAAAACAGCCACAGCGTACGCAAGGGTTAACCTTTGGGCTTTGTTACAACTCCCCCATAGCTCCCCCATGTGAGTACGTCGAGTAGGCTACGATACAGCTAGCCGCGCTAAGCTAACAAGTTGAACTGAATAGGTGGGGATACTTGTTAGTGGAACGCGCACTTTTTGATACCAGTACCCTATAGATTGGGAGGCAAGTTATGACAGGTGAATCGTTTTACGTAGATATAGACGGTGAGACGTGGCAGTACATGTTGGTTACTGATCCAGAAGCTGCACTGTACTGGAACGCGTCTAGTTACAAACTAAAACTAAGCGACATCAAGATCGCAACTAAATGCTCGCTCGAAGATCGCAAGAGACTACGGCGGGAGATACTAAAAGATATTCAGGAGAATGATGATGAGTGATTCCGATTACAACGAATGGGAAACGGAAGACTTGCAAAGTTTGCTCGACGAAATTGCACCTATTCTTGAAGAGAGGTACGCAAGCGACGTTAAGATTTCTTGGTTCTTACGTAAGGAGAAGATGATGGGCAGAGTGTATAACAACGAGCGAGATTTGCCGGACGATCCGAACCGTGTAGGTGATGAAGACTACGGACGCAAGTGGTGGTTGGATGAACCTGATCCAGATGTAGGGCGAGAAGAGGACTGGGACGATGCTAGAGATAACGATTAAGGTTGACGAGGAACATGCCGAAGAACTGATACAGTTAGGCAAACGCATTATAGCAGCAGTAGAAAAACTAGAAGAGTTTGTGGAGGAAGACGATGCTAATTGAATGCGATAAGGCAGGGTATTTGAAATACATAAAAGACGACCCCGTTAGACCTGACTTGTTTGACGATGATGCAGTTAGGTTTGACGGGAACTTTCGTGTTTACGCAGACATAGACCGTCAAGGTTTTGGAATTAATGTTAACGCAATAATATGCGTAGTTATTGCACCGTTCATCCCACAGAACGAAAAAACAATACAAGATTTTGCGAGCGGGGACTTAAATGCTTCAATGGCTATACGGTCTGAAGAGGAGGGAAGTTTCGGTAAAGTTTTATGTCCGTACTCTCTGTGGAGCTACGAAAAAGGTGCTGGCAGGAGGTTGGTAAATTCATTACTAGAAGCCGTGCCTATAATGTACCCCGATGTGGACTACGTTATAACTATGTCACCACCTACTAAGATGGCTATGAATTTTCATACAAGTAATGGGGCATCTCTGCTGTCTCCAAATAAAGACACAGTAAACTACGAGTACGAGATTGAGAACTATGGTGTTTCTATTCATTGAGTAAGGGGAGAGCAGACATGGCGAAAAAAGGACATAAGGATTTGCACCCAACGATTATTGACATGGCAAAGAAAGGCATGAAGGGTGTTGATATAGCTGCTGAACTAGGGCTAAGTCCCAACAGCGTCAGGACAATACTCTTTAACAACGGAGTCAAGTTAAAGACCCCGATAGGCAGGCCGATGGTGGACAACCCTGTCCGTAACAGGTTTAAAGTACCGAAGGTACACAAAGGGCCGGAGCAGGTGCTGCCAGACCCATTTAGGAGATAAGTATGGTTAGCCAGTTGATGTGCGTAGCCTTAGCTATCTACTTTGAAGCTAGAGGTGAACCAGACGCAGGGCAGATTGCAGTCGCTCACGTAGTCCGAAACAGAATAGAAGACCCGCGCTATCCAGACAATGCGTGTGATGTAGTCAAACAAGGTTACTACTGGAACGGTAACCCAGTGCGCAACATGTGTCAGTTTAGTTTTTATTGCGATGGCAAGTCCGAAAACCCACACGACGAAAAGGCTTGGAGAAACGCGTTATATATAGTGCACCTGAGTGGGTTAATCCCTGATATTACAGGAGGTGCAACGCACTACCACAGTACGAAAGTATTTCCGGCGTGGGCGCACACGGGACGTATTACAACTAACATACACAAACATGTGTTCTATGCAGGTGTTAAATGAAGAAACCTATATTCACAAGTGAGACCCAAGACATGGTTAACAAACCCCCGCACTACGCTAATCAGGGGGTAGAGTGCATTGATTACATCGAGCAGCAACTTACCCCGGAGGGTTTTCGGGGGTACCTGCTAGGTAACATCACGAAGTATTTACACAGGCACACATACAAGAACGGGCTTGAGGATTTGAAGAAAGCCCAATGGTATTTAAATAAATACGTAGAAGCGTATGGGGAGAAACAATAATGTACGAATACAAAGCAACAATAATTAGAGTCGTCGATGGAGATACAGTAGATGTTGATATTGATCTTGGTTTTGATTGTTGGGTTCGTAATCAGCGTATCCGTCTTTTCGGCGTCGATACTCCAGAATGTCGCACTAGAAATAAACAGGAGAAAGCACATGGATTACTCGCGAAAGCCTACGCCCAAAAGGCTCTCAAGCTGGGAGGAGTTTATGCGCTCCGAACAAGAGAGAAGGGGAAGTTTGGAAGGTACTTGGGTGAAATCAAAGTTGGACGGACGACCATTAATAAACTACTCATTAAAGAAAAGTTGGCTGTCGCATACACCGGACAAAATAAAAAAGACATAGCTGCTGCACAAGAGGCTAATCGTTTAGCACTAGTAAAAGAAGGTAAGCTGTAGTGAACATAATAACAGTAGACTTTGAGACCTACTACGACAAACAATTTTCTCTAAGCAAACTAACAACCGAGCAGTACGTTCGCAGTCCTGAGTTTGAAGTAATAGGACTGGGCGTTAAGGTTAACGCGGGTGGGACAGATTGGATAAGCGGCCCATTTAATGCAGTTAAAGAGTATTTACATGATAACTACGACTGGGAAAACTCTGCTGTACTCGCTCACAATACTATGTTTGATGGCGCTATTCTTAGTTGGCTGTTTGATATTCACCCTAAGCTATGGCTTGATACGCTTTGCATGGGGCGCGGACTCCACGGTACGGAAGTTGGTGGCTCGCTTAAGTACTTGGCTGACATGTACGAGATCGGCGAGAAGGGCACTGAAGTAGGCAACGCAATCGGCAAGCGCCTAGCGGACTTCACTGACGAAGAACTAGAACGGTACGGCGACTACTGTATACAAGACGTTGAACTTACCTATCAGTTGTTCGAGATATTTTTAAAGGTATTCCCCAAGAAAGAACTCAAAGTAATCGACATGACACTGCGTATGTTTATCGAACCGCAGTTAGAGTTGAACGTTGGCAAACTGGAAGACCACTTGGATACGCTGCAAGAGCAGAAAGAAAAGCTACTT